CAGCAATCAGTTTCGCGTCTGCTCAAAGGGCAATGTGGTGGCTGTCTCGCAGTTCAGCACGGCCACTGAGCCGACGATCCAAGTGCTGCCAGAAGCCGGCACCGGCACCTACACCATAGTGATGTGGGGTGAAGATTGAACGCTGGGCAACTACGAGAGCGGATTACGGTGCAGCAGGCGACGGACAGCCGCACGACGCTTGGCGAGGCCGTGCAGACGTGGAGCACGTATGCCACCCGATGGGCTAGCGTCGAAGGTATTTCGTCCCGTGAGTTCTTTCTTCAGGGCCAGCAGCAGACCGAGGCCAGCCACCGGGTGCGCCTGAGGTATCTCAGCGGGCTTACCCAGCAGATGCGTCTCCAGTGGCGTGGCCGCACGCTGGAGATCGTCAGCCTGCTCGAGCACGGCAACCGCACCGAGCACGAGTTGCTGTGTCAGGAGGCGACGTGAGCTTCATATCTGTAAGCCTCGACGCTGGCGATCTGCAACGGGCACAGGATGCGTTGCGTAATGTGTTCGGGCCGGACGGCAATGCCGGGCTGTCCAAGACTCTCGGAGAGGCTCTAGAGCGGGCTATCTGGCCGGCTTACCTGCGGCTGCGTGAAGTCACGCCGATGGGGCCGACGGGCAACCTGAAGCGTGCCGTGCATTACAAGGTTGTCGAGTACCCAAAGAACGGCGGTGCCGTTGGGCTCGTGGGCTATCGGCAGTCGCAGAAAGAGAAGGGCACGGCCACGGCCGGCAGCGTGCGTCTCGGCAAAGAGCGTGGCTTTCACCAGTGGTTTCTGGAGTTCGGCACGAAAGAGCGAGTGGTCACCAAGGTTTCCAACAAGCCATTCCAACGCAAGGCTCACACCCGCCGGATGAAGTCTGGCAAGGTGGCCAGCATCACCGCTCACCAGGTCAAGGGCCAGGGAGCCATCATCGCATCAAGCCTTGCGGCTCGTGGGCCGTTCGACATCAACCCGGACGGCACGAAGTCGCAGCCCTATGCGTTCTTCATGAAGGGCAAAAAGGGCCAGGGTGCCATCCGTATCCCAGCGTCGCCCGCTGGCGGCAGGGCAGGCAGGCCGCCCGTGCAGACTGCTCTGACGCAGACGCAAGGCCAGATCGGCGAGATCCTGCGGCGTGAGCTTGGCATCGCCCTAGATGCCGCCCTGGCCAAGGTTGCCCTGTCAGGCACCGGCACTATAACCGGCGCGATCGAAGCCGCAGGAGGCTGACCAATGCCACTCAAGAGCCCAGAGCAACTGCTGGCCAATGCCCTCATTGCAGACCCTGCGGTGGCTGCGGTGATAGGCCAGCGTGTGTATCCGGTTGTGGCACCCGCCTCGGCAGACCTGCCGTTCGTGACCTGGCGGCGTACAGGCGTCCAGAGAAACCAAACGCTCGGTGGCCCGATGGGGATGGGTGTGGTTTTGCTGGCCGTGGACGTGTTCGCGGTGACCTACGGAGAGGCCAGAGACATTGCCGACAAGTGCCGTCAGGTTCTGGATGGGTATGGCACCTCGGTGGCAAACTACGTGAGCGTCAGAAACGTGTCGCTAGACACCGAGTCCGACGGCGTGGTGCAGCTGGCCGGCGGAGACTTGCCGCCGATCCTGACGGTAAACCAACAGTATTCTATCCTTTGGCAGGAGATCTAGCAGATGCCCTTCGAGACACCGCATGACGGCACCGGCACAGTCCTGACGTTCAACAGCACCGCCTACACCGTGACCAACGTGGTGGTCAGTGCCACCGACCCGACGGCGGACGCAGACAAGATTGCTGTGGGGCATCTCGGCCAGACCGCTGGCGAGACTGCCAAGACTCTTGAACTCCCGCTGGCTGGTGCCGCGTCTGGCGAAACCGGCCGTAGCGTTACGTTTGACTACATCGGCAAGACGTTCATTGCTGACCGCAGCACCGGCACTTTCGTGCTGACGATTGGCGGCACGGCTCTGTCCGGCGTAAGTGCAAAGGCTGGCACCGTGACGAGTTCGACGCTGACGCTTGCGACGCAGGACGCCATCCGGGGCCAGGCGACGATCAAGCTCGAGCGGTAAGCCAGACGGAGGACCGTCATGGCTACGTATGCGACTGGCGTGACCGCTACCTGGGACAGCGTCAACTTTGGCGAAGTCACAGAGCTGCGAGTCACGCACGGCGGCTCGCTTCCTCTTGCTCGTGGGAGCACGTGGACGCTTGACGTGGGCACTATAGAGATAGCGTGCCTTACGACTGCGAACATCTCCACGGCTAAGTATGGCAAGCGGGCTGCGGTCGCCATCACTGGCGGCGGGCTCGCCTACTCAGGCAAGGCCGTGCTTGAGCGGTTCACGTTGACGGGCGTGGTCAACGACGTGGCCCGCTACGGCGTCACGTTACGCATCCAATCCTAGGAGCTCCTATGGCCCTGACCGTTGCAGAACTCGCCGCTCAGATTCTTGCCTCCGATGACCTGTCGCTCTTGAAGGTGACGGTGAAGGAGTGGAAGGACGCCGATGGCAAGCCCTTGGTGCTGGGCATCCGCGTGATGACCGTGGAAGAGCGAGACAGCTATGAGCGTGAGTGGATCGGCAACAAGTCCACCGGCATCGACAACTTCCGCACGAAGTACCTGGCCCGCTGCCTGTGCCATCCCGAGACAGGCGACCGGCTGTTTGACGAGAAGGGTATCGAGCAGCTGGCCAAAAAGTCTTCGGCCGTCGTGTCAAAGCTGTTCGACAAAGCCATGAAGCACAACAACATGACCTCGGATGACGTGGAGGAACTCGCAAAAAACTAAAGGCCCGGCCGATGCGAAGGTTTCTCTTTCGCCTCGCCGGGCACCTAGGCATGACGGTCAGGGAGTTATCCCGTCGCATGGACTCGCAGGAGTTGTCGGAGTGGGTGGCCTTTACCCGCTACTACCACGCTCTGCCGGATCCATGGCAACAGACGGGACTGCTCACGAGTGCCATCCTGGCCCCGTACAGCGAGCGAGGAAAAGCGGCGAAGGCGTCAGATTTTGTACCGATAGAGAAACCACCGCAGACCACTGAGGAGATGGCAAGGGAGTTGGCAAAGCTCTCGGCAATGTTTGAATAGCCATGGCGAATATCCTCTCACTCGCAATGAAGGTTTCAGCCGACGCCTCTGGCGTCGTGAAGAGCCTTACGCCTGCAGAGCGGGCGTTGGAGAACCTTGGCAAGCAGGCGGCAAAAGCCACGGCTGTGTTTGACGAGTTCACCAAAACAAATCAGGCCGCAGGAACAGCCCAAGAAAATGCAAACAGGGCTTTCGCTGACTTGGCTGACAGCCTGGCTCGGGGCGACATCAGTGCCGAGGCGTTTGCCGAGTCATACGCACGGCTCACCGACGAGATCAAGAAAGAGTCTGCTGCGTTTCAGCGGGCGGCCCAGATCACAGAGGCCAACATCTCGCCGACCGAGAAGTACAGCAGGACCATCGACGAACTGGACGAGCAGCTGCGGGCAGGACGCATCTCGCAAGAGACCTACAACCGTGCTTCTCAGAAGGCACGCTCGGACCTCGACCGCGTTGGAGACTCAGCCAAGAAGACCGACAAAAGTATTGAGGCTCTGGCCCGCAACACAAGCATCCTGGCAAACATCGAGATAGGCCGCCTATTCGTTGGAGGCATCCAAGCGATCAGCAACGTTTTTCGTGAAGTTGCTGGCCGCATCACTTCGCTTGTCGCCAACGTCAACGCCGGCATCGACTCGCTCAACGACCTGTCTGCCCGCACCGGCATTGGCGTCGAGGCACTGCAGGGCTACTCGCTTGCGGCCAAGCTGGCCGGCGTCGATACAGAGCAGTTCGGTACTGCTGTGCAAAAGCTGGCCGTTAACATCGGCAAGGCAACGCCAGGCGACGCACTCGATAAGGCACTAAAGGGCATCAACCTTTCGCTTGCTGATCTTCGGGCGTTGTCGCCAGAGCAACAGTTCTCCGACATCGGTGCTGCCATCTCGCAACTGCCGACGGCTGCGGATCGTGCTGCTGCTGCGGTCGCCATCTTTGGCAAGCAGGGTGCTGCATTGGCTCCGCTGTTTCGTGAGGGTGCTGCCAGCATCGAGGAGCTTCAGGCCAAGGCCGAGCGGCTCGGCGTCATCATCAGCGAGACGCAAGTCAATAACGTCGGCGATATGAACGATGCGTTTGACCTGGTGTCTGCCACCATCAACGGCATCATCGGGCAGGTGATTGGCAATCTTGCTCCGGCGGTGACTGCCGTGACGAATGAGTTCTTGAGGTTTGTCGAGGAGTTTAATGGAACGACTGGCGAAGGCGGCACGGGCATTGCCAACGCCATCACTGACGTACTGTTAAAAGGTGCTGAATACTTTGCGGGCATCTTCGACACGTTCGTGGCAAACTTTGGCAGCCTTGGCGAAACATTCTCATACGCTGCAGATATCTTTGATCTGACCAGCAAGATCCTGCTGACGGCATCAGAGGGCATCCGGGTTGCGTTTAATGCAATCCAGATCGGCATCGACGTTTTGCTGATGGGGTTCGGGAAAATCGTTGAGGCTCTCGGCAGTTACGTCAGCAGTGACCTAGAGCAGTTCGGGGCCGGCCTGGCTGCCGCATCCGAGGCGTCGGCAAAAAAGAACGCGGCCGAGATGGAAGCCGCTGCGACAAACGCAGCAAACACATTCAACAGCATCTTCACTGGCGGCGGCGATGCGGAAGCCGCAGGCCAAGGTGCAGGCCAAGAGTTCATTCGTGGGCTGCGGTCAGAGATTGAGAACGCCCGTCTGCCAGAAGTTCAAGTGCAGGCCGACCTGGCCTCGGCCACTGCGGACCTCGACCAGTTCTTGTCCACTGCCGAGGGCGGCTCGTCTGTATTCCTGCAGCAGTCCCAGGCCACGCTGGCCACGTTCTCGCAGATGGCTGCCGAAGGCAACCTCACTGCTGACCAGATCCAGATCATGAACGGCTTTATGGAGAACCTAAACGCTGAGCTCGTCAAGGAGAAACAGAACCGACAAGCGGCAACGGACGCAGCTGAGGCTCAAGTAGACGCCGACCGAAAGAGGCTAGACCAACTCCTGCAAACAAACGACGAGGCGGCCCGGCTCGAGCAGGACTTGCTGGCCGTCGAACGTGAGCAGGCCCGTGTGTCTGAGCAGCTGGCCGCAGCCCGGGCAGACGACAACCAGGCACAGGCCGACGCAGCCGTTGCACGTAAAGCAGAACTAGACCAACTGCAGGCCAAGCTCGCGGACCAGCAGCAGGCACTAGAGCAGGGCTTCGGCGAAGGCTTCAAGGCAGCGTTCGCCGCTGTTGATAGCGGCATTGACGGACTGATCGCCAAGTCTCAGCAGTTCGGCCAGGCCGGGTTCGATGCTGCCGTGAGGTTGCAAGAAGGTATTGCCGCCGCCCAGGAGCAGGCACAGGCTGGGATCTTGAACCAAGAGGCGTTCAATCAAGAGGTGGCCCGGCAGCAGGAGTTGTTCAACAACGAGATCAAGAACATTGAAGAGGCCGACAAGGCCCGCACGCAAGCGGCAGAGGATCGTGTCGCCGCCGAGAAGAAACAGCAAGACGATGCCGTGAAGGCCCAGCAGGACGCATACGCTGAACAGCAGAAGGCTGCCGAGGGTGCCGCTAATGAGCAGCGACGAGTACAGGAAGAAGTCTACAAGCAGCAGCAGAAGATCTTCGAGGAGCAACAGAAGGCCGCAGCCGCAGAGGCTACACGCCAAGAGGAGCGACTCCGCAAGCTCAACACGCTGGGCGAG